GGGAGGACCTTACGGGCCTTGCCACCCGGAAGGCGCGATTGCCACGTTGCGTCATGCGCAGAGCGTGTCCGCTGCGAGTGTGCTGAAAATCGGATAAGCCTTTGAAATAGGTGGCGATCCCGACAGGATTGCAATGTAGATTTTGAGGCATTGATTTCATTCGGGTTTTTCCTCTGAACCCCGCACCGGATCGGAAGGTGCGGGGATAGACGTTCCCGATTGATCCTCTTCTGCGGCGTTCGGCTGGAGCATCCCGACGCCCATAGCCGCCATCTTGGCGCGGCTCGCGGTGCGCGTGTAAACCGCCGCTTGCTCCGGGTTGGTCCATCCGAAAATGGCCATTAGCTGCTGGTCCGTCGCGCCGTTCTCCGCCGCGAACGTGGCCCCTGCCTTCCGAAGCCCATGCGCTCGGCCTGGCACCTTCGCAGCGATACAAGCCTCCCTGAACCACGTACCGAATGACTCTTTCTTCCACGGCGTATTCCGCACTGTGGCGAGATAGGTCAGGTCGCCAGTCGGCCCCGCGTCTATGGTCTGCTGAAGGACCGGCAGCATGGGCAGCACGATCTCAACGCCATTTTTTGTGGCGCGGTAGCGGATGATGCCGTTGCGGACATGCTGCCGCCCGAGCTGCACTAGATCCCCCCGGCGAAGGCCGGTGTAGAGCAGCAGGTCCATGGCAAGGCGCTCGCGCGTCCCGAGCGGCCATCGCTTCTGAAACCGGCGCACTTCCTCGACGGTCCATGTGTGGTGGCCGGCAGTGGCTGGGGAAGGGCGGTCTATGCCTTTCGCCGGGTTGCTGGACATGTAGCCCGCATCCACAGCGAAGGCGAAAATCTGGTTCATCACCTTGAGGTAGTTGATTGCCGCGAAAGGAGTTTCGGCCCTTCGGTCGCGGCCCTCTGCGATCATGGCGCGCGTGATCTGCGTCAGCCTCAAATCGCCAGCCGTCTTTGCTACGCGGTCAAGAATGCCTGCACGGAACTTCTGCGTATCGGGCGCAAGACCCGCGAACTTGGCGCTCGCTTTGTATCGGTCCACCAGCCAACGGAATGTGCCGGTGACGGTATTCGGAGGAGGGGGCTTCTGACCGCCTAGAGCGGCTTCATATGCCTCCAGCCATTCGGGGCTCTCATACTCACCCGGCAAGCGGATGCGTGGGCCATCGCCGCGCCGGAAATACCAGACGGTCTTTCCGTGGCGCGTCTTTTCGCGCTGGACATAGGGCTTGCGTGGGCGCGGCATGGTGGCCTGCATCAGAAGTAGCCCTTGGGCTCCTCGTCAAGCATTTCGTCTTTCCGAGCGAGCGAGGCTGGGATCAGCCGAACGATGCCGATCTTGGTTTCGACCTCGACAATGGCGTGTTCTTCCTCTGCCGCCTTGAGCAGGGTCTTGGCCTGGCGCTTGGTGATCGAGAGCGCGCGGGTCATTTCCCCTCCTTTGCGGCGCGGATGAAGGCGATGAACGTCGCGGTTTCAGCGCCAGGGCGAAGGCTTGTATACCATTCCACGTCCCCGTCGATGTTGCTCGAAAAGTCGCTATCAAGTTGGTCCGATAACTCTTTCTCGCCTTCCAAGATCATTTCCTTGGTCGGCTCCATGAGGGCGTCCAGAACGGCGTCGGCTATTTCTCCGGCCTCGCTGTCGGTGAGTTCCCACGGCTCAAGCTCGATCAGCTTGGTTTGAATGCGATGGGCTATCTTCTGCCTCATGTTCATTCCTGTTCTCCAAGGCTGCGGATGGCGGCGGCGAAGCGGTTGTGAGCGTAGGCAAACCGCTGCATCTTCGTGCGGTCAGAAGCGCACCGGCAGCCGCCATTGGTGTGCATTCCCTTCGGCTTGACGATGATGCAATAACCATCGCTGCATCCGCCGATTGCCGCCAGATATTCGTCCAGTTCGCGCACCGCGTCCGGTATCTTCACATCACTGCTCATGGGTGAGGCCCTCTTCAATGCGAGGGCCGACGAAAAGCACCCCTCGATCTCGCGACCAGTACACCATAGCGTCCTCGCCACCAGCGCGCCGCCGGTCACGTTCGGCGAGTGCTTGGGCCGCCGCCGCTTGAGAGCCGAGGATGTGCGCAACCTGCTTCAGGAACTCGTCAGTGCATTCCACCAACCCGCTCATTCCCCACCCCCGTGATCTGCGAGAGCGGCGCGGCCTGCGGGGGTGATCACCCATTCGTGGTCCCGAACAATCGACCCCGCCTCTTCGTTAAAATCTTCCGAGTGCGGCGGCGGTATTGGGATGGCCGAAAGCAGTCCGAGATTAAACAACGTCTGCAAATCAGTCCCGTCCATTGGCTCATGGCCGTCCGGTGCCAGTTCGCAATCTGCGTTCCAACCGGGGGCAGGGCCATTGACTGGCTGAGCAGAAATGTATTTCAGCGCTCGCCACGCATCCTTTGTCAGCCTAACCATTGGAGCCTCCTTTGAGGGCGGTGCGGGCACGGCGGAGTTCCCGCATCGTAATTTGAGGGAACTGCATCTGCGCGTCGGGAGTGTCTGCCCCGTAGTCCCGCTCTATGAAGTCCGCTGCCCTCGCAAACGGCTCCAGCGCCTCCTCCAGTTCCTTCACACGGGCCTCATAGCGGGCGATGGACGGGAGCCGGTCAGCGGGCAAGTCTGGCCGTTCGCGCAAAACAGCATTCCGCTGCACCATCTCGGCATGGTTTGCCTTCCAGTGATCCCTTTCCCTCTCCGCCTTCTCTGCGCGGACCTGCATGGCTTGGAGAGAGGCGAGGGTGACGAGGGGTTCAACAACACTGTCAAAAACCCCAGGGGAGTTTGCCCACTGGTCAGCCTCCCCCTCAATTTCGAAGAACTGGTCTAGACGGTCCATTGCGGAGACCTTCCACGCCACCACTTCCGCCTCTCCTGGTAGTGCGGAGAGATAGGCAGAGATGGCGGATTGCATTGCTTCCGACCATCCCTTGGTGGTGTTGGCGAACCACGCCTCCAGCGCCGCTTCCAGTGCTTTATCACTGCTCATGGGTGGGGCTCCTGTGCCAGTCCTGTTGGCTGACAATGATCGAGTATCCGAACGGCAGCCGGTAATAGTCGTGCCACTGGCCCTGACGATCTGCTGCGCGGCTGATTAGAGTATTTCCGCCTCCCTTGGCGAACACGACCGACCAGTGCCAAGTCGCACTGCCACGAGGGTGATGCGAGACAAGCACCATTTCGCCCGCGCTATTACGATGCATGAACTCGAAGCCGCGAATGTGTAGTCGTGCCGATCTAGCCATGTTGGGCCTCAGAAAAACGTTCCGTCGCGTTCTGTAAACATGCCTCCATCAGCACAGATGCATGAGCTGGCTTGACGCCATACATCCGAACCATGAGGTGCATCGACGCAAGGATGGCGCTCTCTACGACAACCAGAAGCTCGTCCTGATTGTTCGTCTTAGTGCCCGCCATCGTCACGAAATCGCGGGCGAGTTTGTTGTGGGTTTCTGCACTCGCCATTTCTCACTGCCCTCCCTTTGCTGCGAGGGCGGCGCGGTACACCCGAACCAATTCCTTCAACTCGTAGTTCGTGACGCGACCGCTCTGCTCGTTGCGGCCAATCGCAAGGATGGTGTCGAGTTCTTCGTCGTCCAGCGTCATCTCCTCACTCACAGGAGCGGGTGCTATGGCGTCCCCTCGCTGGTGCAGCATCATGGCGAGATTGCCGACGTCGAGCGGATCGCCCTTTTCGACATGCTCGCGCAGCAAGCCAGACAGGAACGCGGTAGAGCACTCGTCCCGGTTCTCCCATCCGCCGCGGCCTTCCTCGCGCTTCTTGGCGAGTTTGGCCTTCATGGCGGCAGCGAAACGGTCCACGGCCATGTCGTCAGGGTGCTCACTCACAGGAGCGGGTGATGCTTCGAGGGAGGAGAGGGCGCGGCGCTCGTAATCGGCTTGGGCGGCAGCTTTGGCTTGTGCATACGACGCATGGATTTCGTTGTCGTGGCGGAACCACTTCTGTCCGGTGTCTGTCGACAGAATTACATCGAAGGTGTCCATGTCGAGGTGACGCACGGTGTAGGTCATGAACGGGGTGACGACCGCGCGAATGTCTTTACCGGGGCCGCCTTCCTCGCCTGTCCATTCCAGCGGCTTCACCCTCACCCCACCCTGTGCGCGGAGGGATTGGGCGGTATTGAGGTATGCGCGGATTGCCTTTTCGATGCCGCAACCCTTACGCCCTGGGTCCATCTTGTGCGCCTTGTGCGCCTCCAGAGCAGCAAGTACGCCCTCTGGGTCCAGCCGTTCATCAGAGATGGTGGTCATGCTCAAACCTTTCTGGCGAGAATGTCGCCGGGAAACTTGGGGGGAATGGGCGAGGATGCTTTCGACTGCTTGGGGCGCTTTTCAAAGCCCCTGGATTGGAAGGAGGAGCGCTTCGGCCTGTCCCAGCCTGCGGTGACGATACGGTCGCGCTTGGCCTTACTGGCCGCGTCTGTGGCGTCCTTTGCGGGCTTGCACTTGGTATGGGCAGGAGCGGTGTTCGTATCGTCGTCTGCCCCGCCCTGAGCGAGCGGGATAGGGTGCTCGATGAACCATGCTTCGCCCTGCTTGATTTGCCGTCCGCAATTGCAGCACTTTCCGTTGTGGGCGAGGAAGATGCGGGCAGCGCGGGCCTTGGTCATGCTCCTGCGCTTGGTGTGGGGCACCAGCTCAAGCATCACCAACATGCCTCCATGTCTGGCGGGATTGGACGGCTTTAATCGTATCTCGGTGGACGCCGTAATCCTCAGCGATGGCACTCCGTGCGCGCGTATCGGCCCTAATGGCTCGCACTTCCTGTTCGGACAATTTTGCTTGGGGGAGAGCTTCGCCGGTCAGCATTGGCAGCGACAAACGACCCTTCCGCTTGCAATCCTGCATGTTGTCGGAGCGCGTTCCGGCAAACAGGTGGTCGGGATTTACACAAAGGCGGTTGTCGCATCGGTGGCAGATATCGATGTGCGGTTCGATCTGGACCTGATGGTTCAGCGAATAAGCCAGCCTGTGAGCCATCCACAATCTATTCTCATGACGGACGACCCCGTATCCGCTGGTACTGTTCGCGGCCTTAAGCCATATGAAGCATCCCGTATTTGGCTCGGGGATGGAGGCGGCAAGTAGCACATCGAGAGTCATCGGTTGGTTTGGCTTCTTGCGGCGATCCGGTGCAAATGCCTTCATGCCGCTTGCTCCTTCTCATCCTGGAACTTGACGCCGTGCTCAGCGCCGAACTTGAAAATCAGCTCGATCAGCATCGTCATTTCCTCTTTCGAGAGGTCGGAAGATGACGTGCTGAGGTTGACGAATCCGGTGCCGTCCGTGTTCGGCACAATTTCAAGCGCCTCGCCCAATTCCCGCTTCAGGCTGTCGAGCATCATCAGCTTCCAACTGTCAGGCGTTAGGCGCCTGCCGTGCCAGACGAGCTGAGTGGAAAGGTCAGTCAGGAGCGCCCACATCATGTCATTCTGAGGCGTGGTACGCTTTGCCGCCTTGAACTCGACGCGGGTTCCCGGAGCCACGGCCATAGCCCAGCGGCAGACCTTCTCCCGGTCGGCACGGCTGTTGAGAATGACGAGGGCGCGGCTCATCGCTCACCCCGCCCGGAACACGCCCAGCACTCGCCGGGAATGTTCGCCAACCAGGTTGTCAAAGGATTCCCGGTCTACGTCCTTGGTCAGCTTCAGCCTTCTTTCCCAATAGGGGACGCGATTGCTGAGCTGCTCGAAGTCGTCATAGCGGGACAGGTCTTTGTCCATCTCGGAGAGGTTCACTTAAGCTCTCCCGGAAGGTTTAGGCTTTCGCTTAGGCCTTCCGGGTCCCTGCGTTGGGTGTTCGGTTATTCGGCCGGGAAGCCGTCGAAGCTGGGCGCCACGTAATTCGGGTCAGGCTTGGAAAGCGCCGCCTTGAGCTCGTCCTTGCGCTCGGTGATGAACTTCTTCCAATCGTTCGGAAGCTGCTCATAGGCGGCCCGGAACTGCGGCGATGTCCAAAGACCCTGGAGCTGTTCAAGGGTGGCACAGGCGTCCAATTCGTCCTGCATGGCCTTGTACGGTTCGCGGGCGTCGGCCTTGCTGAGGAGCTTGCCTCCGGCTTCGCCGTCGTCGTCTTCGCCCCGGCTGGTGATGTTAAGCAGAGCGGAGGCGGTGTAGCGCTTGCCGTAGCTGATGCTTGAGCCCATGGCTTGCACCGCGTTCTTGCTGCCGGTGCTGTCGTGCATCAACGAGATGGTGGTTTCTTCCTGATGCCCGTCACGATGGCTCAAGATGCCGGTGACGGTTATCTTGCCTTCCGGCGTCTGGCCGGTGCGGAACATCAATGCGAAGCCGTGCGCTTTCAGAACGGGGCGAATGGCTTCGTTGATGTCTTCCCAGAGGGCGTAGGTAGTGCTCTGCTGGATCTCACCAGTGCGATCGCCAGTCCTGGCATCCTTCTTGCGGACTTCGATGCGGCCGTTTTCCTCGATCACCGGCATCTCGGCTTGCATGAGGGCGAGGGAGGCGGCGAATGCCTTGCGCGCGGCTTCCTTGTCCATTCGCTCTTTGAGGGCGATGAACCGCGCGATCCGATCCGGGTCGATATCCGGGTTAGTTGCCATGCGCTCGATCACAGACAGGATCGCGGCGCTTTCGCTGGCGACAGGGGCGAGAGGCAGCGTTTCGACCGGTTGCACCTCCTTCTTCTCAGCTACTGCGTTCATTGGGGTTCTCCGAGGGCGTGGGCTGCGTGAGCTGTTCTGTGAGGTGGGCTATTTGCTCTGAGGCTGTCCGAAGGGTGTGGGACTGGACCTCGATTTCTGCTTTGGCCCGCCGCTGGATCTCGCGGGCGAAGGCGATCTGCTCGATGGCAAGGGTGGAGGTCATTCCTCGATCCTCGCAGGGCGACCACTCTGAAGCATGCGCTGCACGGTCCTGCGGTGCATGCCGAGTTCTCGTGCGGTCCGTGATATGTTGCGACCGAAGTGTTCGTAGGCGGCCCGGACGTAGAGCCATGCCAACTCGCGAGGCGTTGCGGACATTGTCGCAAGAGCCTCAACCATTTCATCGCGAGCCTGCTTAGTGTCGAATGTCACGGTCATATCGGCATCTCCGGGAACACCCACAGCAAAGGCAGAAGCCCTGCTATGAGGAGGGAAAGGGATTGGATCGGGTGGTGGTGGAGGAAGTCGGTCATCAGAGCCACAGTCCGGGTTCTGCCGGTCCCTTTGGGATTATCCATTCTTCACCCCGCCAAGCGTAACGGTGGTATTCGACCGTCCCGTCCCAACCAGAGTGCAGGTACTCGCCAAAGGTCCGCGCCATAAACAGGCAGGCGCAAATCCTGATCGTGTCAAAGAGCTTCCGCATGGCTCACTCCGCAGCTATCGAGTGTGCAGACAGGGAAGAAGCGGGGCGGTGGAGGTGGAGGCAGCAAGCGCTTCCCACTCGCCTTCCGTCACGGCAGCGCGGCTGCGAAGCCAGCGAGGCGCGCCGGGGCCGGCATGCTCGACACATTCGCCGGGCATTACGCGATGGGTTTCCAGAGCGTCCCATCCATAGCGGTCATCGTAGCAATAGGTGACGGTGTAGCCGTCTCCATCGAACTCGACGTCATAGACCTCTGCCGAACCGTGTCCGGGAATGATGATCTCAAGGCCGGAAGTCAGGCGCTCGATTGGGATCAGGTCGGTGAACTCGCTGTGGTCGGACATGTACCGTCTCCATCTTGTCTCCCCGAGCAGATCGGAGCGGGTGGGCTGCTCTTCTTCGTGCTCTAGGCTTGAGATGGAATATGTGCGTAATGCATATGCGCGTCAAGTAGAAAAATATGCATAATGCACATGCCATGCAAAACGACCTTGCGCAGAGCGAATCGCCGGTGCTATAACCGGGGCAACTCAGACCGGAGCGGGCAAAGAAAAACCCCGCCGAAGCGGGGCTCTGCAATAGATGCTATTGCTGACACTATGTGCGGCGATTGCCGTCCAGTTCTCGGCTGAAAACGACCGCCACCGGTCGGCTTTTGTGCCATCCGCTCAGACGGTAGTTGAATGCCGTCTCGCGCTGCCAGTCTGCTCCCACGATTTTGTATCGAATGAAGCCGCGCAAGAAGTATGCAGTTCTCTTGTCGAGGTAGGCGTCGAGAGAGTTGGCCTGAAGCGGGTCGTTTATGACATTGTAGAAGGAAATTTGCTCGGCATAGATCGGGCGCTTCTCGCCGGGCATGAGATCGGAGTGGTCGTCGAAAGACCGGCTGCCAGCGGTGAGAATATCTCTTCCATCCTCCTGCGTTCGAACAAGCCATACCCGGATCGATACGTCATGAGCAGGGGTCTGCCCGCTGTTCTGGATGCCCACCGAGATTGCCATGGTCTTGCTTACGGGATCTGTGGTGCCCACCAGGTCGACCAAGGAAACGTAGGCCCGTATCTGGGAAAAGCCGACCTCGCGAGCATTCTTGTTCGCCTCTGCAGCAACCCTCAAAGCCTCGCGGTTAACGCTCAGGGTGTTATTAACCAGCATCACGGCAATGGCGCTTACGACAGTGGCAATCACAGTAAAGATCGCCATAATCCATTGGGCGGCAGAATCTCCGAACATATGATAGTCCGGGGCGAACTCGGCTGGTGGTTCATGCTCCCCGTGTTGGCTATCCACCCACTCGCTTGGATTTTCGGATGGTGGATAGGCAGCATAATATCGCGCCGCAGCTCCAAAGAAGCTGATGAGCGCTATCGTAAGAAATACGAGAATTAAGATGGCTGCCCCGGCTTTGTCGCCCTTTTGGGCGCTCATTCATTCCCCTCCGGCCCGACATCCTTCCACCCTATAGCCTCAAGCACTGCATCAGCCTCGGTCAGCCAGCTCCCTCACTGGTTTGGGCTTGCGGGGTGTCATCGCTACATCCTGATCATCGACAGGCCGACGCGGCCTATGACAGTAGGCTCATTGTCAGGGAATAGGGTGTCGTGCTGTTCGGTCGATACTGGCTCGAACCGCATGGGGTTTGGCCGATACCGTTTGTAGGTCGCGTTACCTTCTCCGTCATCGATGATGTAGCAGGCGTTGGCGACCAGTTGCTTATCCTTGCGGTTCACAAAGATAATGCTCTCCGGCGGGGATATGCGGTCCATGCTCGTGCCATGCACCGTGAGCGCGAACCAGTCGCCGGGTGGCAGGCCCGCCACCTCGATTGTGCCTATAGCCTCATCGGCAATGTCGTCTCGCGTCATTGTGCCGGCGCTCACCCATGAGAGGTGAGGCACTATCAGATCTGATCCTGGCTGACCTTCACCAGTGAGCAGCCATGCCTCGCTAACTCGGAAAGCTTTTGCGTATTTGCCAGCTGCCCGCGAGATGCCCCGGATGCCCTGCTCGTGCTGGATATACGTCTCATAGACCCATCCGAAAAACTCAGACGCGGCGCGAGCTGAGGTGAAGCCTCGCTTCTTGCGTGCTTGTTCCAGTCGTTGAGCGTAGTCGGGCCGGGTATCGATCATTGGTGCATTTTGCACGGACGATATGTGCAATACGACTTGACCGGCGTCTGTGCATTATGCATATATTTCGATCATGGAAACAGATCACCCCATTAAAGCCATTCGTAAAGCCCTTGGCTGGAACCGGCAGAAGCTGGCCGCCGCAACGGGCGTTGATGTGTCCACGGTTAGTCGCTGGGAGAGGGGGAAAATCGCCCCTAATAGCTCGGCAAAGGTGATCTTGGAGAAGTTGGCGCGGCGCGCGGCAGCAAGGTCACCGGGCCCATCTGAAGATGAGAGGGTCACAGCATGATCACCGATCCTGTCATGTCCCGCATCTCCAATGCCGACCAGCAATTCCGGGTAACTGCTCGGGGCGAAGGCAACCGCGTCCGTCTCAGGGCAGGGAACCAGTACCTTCATTGGTCTGGCCAGTTCCTCACAGACAATCCCAAACACGCATGGACCGGCACGGTTGAACAGGCGGTCAATTGCCGTCGCAAGTTCGATGCTGCTGCCGGCTGCCGAACGGTGGAGGCGTGAATGTCCACACTCAATGCCCTTCGTGAAATCTGGGCCGAAGCCCGACCCTATGTCGAGCAGCAGCTTGAGCTTGCCGAGGTCATCAAGGGTTTCCGTGAGGCAGCGACCGCCAAGGGCCTCGAATGGTCCGCAGTCAAGGCGCTGATCAAAGCGCAAATCCAAGACGAGCAAGACGGCAAGGATCGCGTTCGCAAGCTGGTCGAGAAAGGCGAGTTCACTACGGCCTATGCCGACATGCTCGGGCTGAATCTGAACGAAGAAAATAAAAGTGCGGAGGCCGCCTAACATGCGCTCTCTCTCCCGCAAATACACGGTGACGTTTCGCGGTTCAGACGCAGTGCTCTGGCTTGCCGTGGCTGCTGTGCTGATCGCTTGGCTTTCGACAGGTGCGCTATGAGTGCTCACCACACCACCGTATTTTTCTGGAACCTGGCGCTGGTCGCAATTCTTGCCGCTGCCTCTTGGGGTCTGGTGATCCTCGCATGGCATGGCCTGACCATTCTGTTCGGGGGTGCAGCATGAGCAGCTGGGCGCGTCCGGGGGTGAAGTGCGTCTTTGTGGGTGTGCCGTCTTGGGCCAAGCCAGACTGGCGCGGTATCGCGGCGCCGTCTCTTCATCACGTCTACACAATCCGGGATGTGGTTCTTTATGAAGGCTCAGTGTTGGTGCGCCTCGCTGAGATCGTTAACCCCGTGATCGATCTGGACAATGGCCGCGCTGAGCGTTGCTACCCGCTCATTTGCTTCCGTCCCCTCATCTCCAAGACCCAAGAGCAAGACGTAGAGCTATTCCGCCATCACCTGACTGGCGCTCCTGTGGGGGAGCCGGTGTGATGTCGTGGTACGTCGGTTTCATCTCTGGCTTGGTCGTTGGTGCGCTCCTTGGTGGTGCCTATCACGACATGTGTAGCCGCACCGTCGAAGGCATTTGGGAGTGCCGAATTCAGGTCGGGGAGCCGGTCTGATGGTTTTGTCAGCCTCCACCAAGCCAATCGCCTGGGCAAAGCCCGAAATGGCATCTCTGCGAACTTCTCGGTCACTTCCGACCGCCATCAATGACCACAAGCAAGGGCTCCACGCGAATGACGCGGAAGCCTTTGGTTGTGCTCATTCCTATCCCGCTGAAACCTCCCGAGCGGGCCACTCCGGGGGCGTCTTGACGCGCGCTCCCGGCCTTTTCTTCCGTGCGCAGGTTAGGGGTTGCCGCCCCGTTGCCGCGCAATCCCGCCCGCACCAGTGCCTTTGTCAAATCACTGCGGGCCTCGTCCATCAATCATCGCGCCTTTCGTCGCTGCCTTCACTCGATGGTTCAGAAACTATCGAGAAGGCGTTCGGAGATGGGCGAATTTCGTTCGGAGGACAGCAAATTGTCTTCCGCGGTTGAAATGCAAACCCTGGTTCATCAGGCGGCCGACTTCACGTCGCCGTCCGGCAACTGGAAAGACCGAGTGCAGGCGGCGGCGCGCGCACTGGGCTTCGGATGGTCCCGCACGAAGGACCTCTACTACCAAGACGCCCGCCGGATCGATGCGGAGGAAATGGACCGTGCCAGACAGGTTGTCCGAAAGCTCAAGGATGAGCAGCGCCAGCGGGAGGCCGCGCGGCACGTCGCGTGGCTCAACAGGACGCTCGAATACGCGGTTTCGCAAGGTGCGGACGTGGATCGGTCGGACCTTGCTGCGGTTGAGCGCGTCCTCTCTCGAATTGGCGCACTGGATAGCGCCTTGGGAAATCCCGGCTTCACCGATGCCGATGAACGAACCGACCAGTCCCAAGGCTGGGGCCGGTAATCCCGAAACAAAGACCGAAGGAGAGAGGGAATGACCCGCAAGCGCATTACTCCATCCATTGGGGCAGACGAAGCTCTTGGCAACGACCTGGCAGCCCGGAAGGACGCTATTCTTGAAGAGCTCCAGTCCGTCCGCCAGCAGCGCTTGGTGCGCGAAGCTCGGTACAATCGCGACCGCAAGCGCCTCGATGCTGACTACGCAGCTGACCTGGCCGCAGTTGATGATCTTGTTTGGCGACTGGAGCGCGCCTTGGCAGGCGTGAATGCCGCCAACGAAGCCATGGCCAAAGCCGTGTCCAACGTCGTGAAGCTTCGGGCGGCGGAATAGCCATGACCCTCACCGAACCCACCAAAGGCACCCGCAAATTCCTTGCCCTGAGAGATAAGCGTTGCGACCAGCTTCGCGCCTTCCTCAAGCAGTCCGGCTGCACAACACCATCTCGCAAGCGTGAAGCCATGCGCAGGGCAGCGGAGGGGCGCAATGGGTGAACCAGCAACAGGCGTCATCACCAACGGGCTGGGCAAGCGCACCACTGCCCACCTGAACCTCACCGTGACACTGGCAGACGCCGATAAGCGCGACACCAAGGCTCGCGCAGCACAGGAGCGCAAGGTCCGCTCCCGTCGCCCTCGCGAAAGCCACTCTGTCAAGATCCCTTACGCTGGCAGTGAAACTGTCACCAACCAATACAGAGGAGCCGTCTAATGGCCGGTTCAGTCAACAAGGTTATTCTGGTGGGCAATCTGGGCAATGACCCGGAAGTGCGCACCATGCAGAACGGCAGCAAGGTGGTGAACCTTTCCCTCGCCACTTCCGAGAGCTGGAAGGACAAGAACAGCGGCGAGAAGCGCGAAAAGACCGAGTGGCATCGCGTCGTGATTTTCGCGGAAGGCCTCGCCCGCATTGCCGAACAGTATCTCCGCAAGGGCTCCAAGGTCTATCTGGAAGGCCAGCTCCAGACCCGCAAGTGGCAGGACCAGTCCGGCGCCGACAAGTACAGCACCGAGGTCGTGCTGCAGAACTTCAACTCGTCGCTTGTGCTGCTCGACGGCCACCAAGGCGAAGGGCAGGGCGCTTCCCAGCCTCGCCAGCAAGAACAGCGCCGCCCGATGTCCAATGCCCCGGCTTTCGAGCCCGGTGGCTTTGACTCTGACATCCCATTTTAATGGAGCGAGCCATGGGTGAATTGCTTTTCATCGATGTCGCCCAGAAGCGACGTGACGAGCGCTTGCAAGCCCTTTGGGATGCTTACAACGCCGCTCGTGAGCGCGCCCAGGCTTCGGGGGAGATTACGGACGGCATTCTTGCGGGCAAAGCGTGGGCCGCATGGCTTGATGCTTTCCGGGCGGTGAACCCATGACTGCCGTGCCAGCATCAACGGCGTCCCTTCACGAGATCGATGCTGAATTTGCCTTGCTTGGGACGCTGCTCGAGAATGACGGCGCGCTCGAATACTCCATCGGCATCATTAAGCCAGAATGGTTCCACGACCCCATGCTCCGCTACATCTACGAGCAGGGCGTGGACCTAGTTCAATCCGGCCACAAGATATCTGCCCCGGCGATCCTGGCGCGCCTGCCGGCTGAAATCATGCCGGGCGTTCCGCGCGGTAGCTTCTATGCCCGGTTCATCGCTGAGTCGGTGCACGTCAAGATGATCGGGGGCCTGATTGCCACAGTCAAAGACCGATGGATGCGGCGCACCCTTCGGGAAATGGGCGCGCTTGCTCTCGAGCAGTCGCAGGCCTTCGGGTCCGACCCTACCGAGCTCGCCAGCGAATGCGCCCGGCAGATCGATACTGTGATCGGTGTCGCAGCGGATCGGGCCGGTGTCAGTCTTGCGCAGGCGGGCCAAGAATTCTTCGAGAGTATCCGCGATCCCGACAACCTCAAGGGCGACACCACCGGGATTGCTGTTCTCGACAACAAGCTCAACGGCTATCGGCGGGGGCAGCTTTACGTCATCGCCGGACGCCCAGGCATGGGCAAGAGCGCCTTCATGTGTTCCTCGCTCCGTCGCACAGCCTTGAGCGGGGTAGGGGTGGCGATTTTCTCGCTCGAAATGACGCGAGCCGAAATCTTCGCCCGCATGGCGTCGGATCATCTCAACTGGACCAAAGCCCCCGGCTTCGGGGACCTTGTGCGAGGCGACATAGGGGATTTCGCTGATCAGTTGGGCGAAGCCTACGAGCAGCTTCGCAAGGCGCCGATGCACATTGATGACGGTGCGCGCATGACCTTTGCGGAGATTGCCGCCAAGGCCCGCCGCGTCAAATCTGAAATGGAAGCCCATGGCGTGCGCCTCGGAGTGGTCTGCATCGATCATATGGGGCTGGTGACGCCCTCCAGTCGATATGCCGGGAACAAGGTTGCCGAGGCGGGGGAAGTATCGGGCATGGCCCGCGCGCTGGCTAAGGAGCTGGATTGTTGCGTTGTGCTGCTGTGCCAGCTTTCCCGTGAGGTCGAGAAGCGCGACGACAAGCGCCCGGTCATGTCGGACCTCCGCTGGTCCGGCGAAATCGAGCAGGACGCCCATGTGATCGGCTTCCTGTACCGCGAAGAATACTACCTCGCGCAAGACGCTGAGGCCGATCCCGGCGCTCTCGCGGACGCCCGCTGGCGCCTGGAATTTCTCATTCGCAAGAACAGGAACGGCGAGACGGCAGACTGTCGCCTTTGGTGTTCCATCAAGCACTCAAGCATCAGGGACAACTCATGAGCTTCCAAGCGATGGCATGGGCTGTAAAGCAGACACCAGCTGGCTCGAAGGAGAAGTTCGTGCTTCTCATGCTGGCCAACTATGCCAGCAACGAGAACGGCGATTGCCACCCTAGCCTGAATGAAATCTGTGACGCCACGATGCTGAGCCGCGATAGCGTCATCAGGGCGCTTAAGTCGCTCGAAGAGGACGGCTTGATCAGTGTCGAAAAGAAGCGTGTTGGCCGGGTAAACCTGCCGAATACCTATACTCTCAATTTGCGGGGGGTAGTCGCACAGGGAGACTACGAGGGTAGTCGCACTGTGCAGGGGGGTAGTCGCAAAAACGACCAACCAGTAGTCGCACACAGCGACCCTAACCTATCAATAGAACCTATCAAGGCTAAGCCGCGCGAGCGCTTCGATTACGAAGGGACGATGGATACCCTACTCGAAGCGGCTGGCCTGTCAGGCTTCCGTGAAGAGCGCTCACCAAGTCTCGTGAACCTTGCTCCCGTTCTGGGCCTGCTCGACGCCGGCTATGACCTCGAGGCTGACATTGTGCCCGCCCTCAAAGCGAAAACCGCCACGGGTTTTGTCATCCGCTCCTGGAGCTTGCTTCCCAAGCTGGTCGAGGAATTCGCAGCCAAGCGTCAAGGCACCTCGGTAAAGCAGAAACCCGCCCCTAAGCCTATCGACTGGCCAGGCCGGGTTAAAGCCTATCGGGATGACGGTATCTGGCCGCACGCTTGGGGGCCTAAGCCGGGCGAGCCGGGTTGCGCCGTCCCCGCAGAATTGCTCCAACAGGCGAGGGCGGCAGCATGAAGCTCACCCAGACCGAACAGCGTATCTGGGCCGTCCTCGCTGACGGGAAGCATCACACAGCAAACGAGCTCGCTATCCGTGGCGTTGGAAAGCGGTTCGCCAGCCCCACGCTGATCCCGACACACATAAACCGTATGCGGGCCAAGGTGGCTCCCGATTGGGTCATCATCCGCCCACTGGCCGGGAAGGGATATCGGGCCGTCCGAGCCGCTTCGCACGACATGGGCGGGGAGAGGGCGAGAGCATGAGGGAAGTGCAGCTCGACTTCTTCCGGCCGATGCGCGTGCTCGTAGCGTGTGAGTTCTCCGGCACGGTTCGGAACGCCTTCCTCGACCGCGGCCATGATGCATGGTCCTGCGACCTCCTGCCGGCAGAAGACCGAAGCAATCGTCACATCACTGGTGACGCGCGCGAACTGCTGAATGATGGCTGGGATTTGCTCATGGTGGCGCACCCGCCATGCACTCGGCTTTGCAATTCCGGCGTGCGCTGGCTGTCTTCACCTCCCCCGGGAAAGACCAAGGAACAGATGTGGGCCGAACTGGATGAAGGCGCCGCATTGTTCTCCGCCTTCTGGAATGCTCCCATCGAGCGCATCTGTATTGAGAACCCGGTCATGCACCGGCACGCGAAAGAGCGGATCGAGAACTACCAGGAATTCACTCAAAGCATTCAGCCTTGGCAGTTCGGCCATGGCGAGGTGAAGCGCACCTGCTTCTGGCTCAAGAACCTACCGCCACTGGTTCCCACCGAGATCGTCGAGGGCAGGGAAGCGCGTGTCCACCGGATGCCGCCCGGCCCGCAACGCTGGGCAGAGCGCAGCCGGTTCTTCAAGGGCATTGCTGAAGCGATGGCTGATCAGTGGGGCTCGCTGGCGATCGAAGATATGAGGCGCGCAGCGTGAATGCCCGTTCAGTCCATCACGATCAGGGCAACGCTAAGCGACGGAACGAAGGTGGAGCATATCAAGCCTTTGTACCTGTGCGAGTGCGGGAAGCCCGCGAGCTTTGGGCAGGTCGTCATGCGGAACAATAAGCGGGTGCGGCTTTGGTACTGCGCCGAACACTGGCCAATCCAACAAGCAAGGGCAGGAGCCCAGGAAGAGAGGGTAGGGTGAAGCAGACTATGCAGAACCGCATCGTGGAGCATCGCCTGATCCAGGACCCGAGCATGTCGGATGCCGAATACTGGCACCAGAGGCAGACGAAATCCGGCCCGAACGTCGGTAAGGTCACAGCAGCTTTCAGCATGATCGAATATATCGGTGGCCTTGCCCGACTGAAGGGCGCCAGCGAAATGCAGATCATGGCGGCCGCAAGGTATCGCATGGCTTACGATCGAGCCCAGATCGGCGGGGCTCGTGCCGTGGACTATGCCGCGGTGAAGGTGGACACCTCGGGGCCGTCTGGTGACCCGCTGGCCGGCAGGGTTGCCGACGCACTCCAGCAATACAAGGAAGCGGTTCGCTGCCTTGGTATGATCCGGTCAAACCTGGTCGAGCGGGTCATATGCCACGACCAGAGCCTGACCCATCGCGGCATGGGGGCTCGGTCACGCGAGAAGGCCAAGGAAGAGCTATTTGCGGCCCTTGATGATCTGGCTGTGCATTTCAAGCTGGCGACGAAACGAGCCGCTTGACTTTGGGGCACCGTGAACTAGAATCATGTTAATCGGGTGATTTGCGTCGAAGCGATCAGACCCTGAGTTCTGCGCCCACGGCGTCGGAACCTGTCGAGGCCTCGGACGCTGAGCCAGCGTAGCAAATCAGCGTCCTGAATTCCTGTAGTAGCGTGGAGCAGTCCGGTAGCTCGCCAGGCTCATAACCTGGAGGTCGTGGGTTCAAATCCCACCGCTGCAACCAATCCGCTAAGCTGTAGGCAGCAAGACGAGTTTGAGGCGTTGCGAGTAGCCCTTGCTCATCGCTTATAGGCCCTCGGGCCTCAGATGAGTTTGCGGGCCTCGCCCCTCAATCCCTACCGAGCGCGGCGACACCCACTCATCACAGCCTAGAGCATTAGACAGAGCATCGCCCGCTCGTATCCATCCACCGGAGAGCAGACATGACCCTGCGGTTCTGTTTCGACCCATCAGGTCGGGAAGTGACGGAAGTCCAGTACTGGCGCGACGGCAAGCTGGCGCACGCACGCATCGCTGGGTGGGTGAATTCGACTGAGGCATCTCGCGTCATCGGCGTGCCGCTGCGGCGGATGATCAGTAGCCCCCACCCGCAGCGCACGTAGTCTTGCGTCAAGCCCGGTGGAAAGCCGGCGAGTATATGGACGCTAATCCGGAATATCTGGCTCATCGCCCCAGATCGCTGACCCGGCTCGACTCGCGCGAGCTGAGCCCGCTCTGTTGGCGCGTGTAAATGAGCCTCTGCTGCCCGCACTGTTGGTGGAGCGATACACCAGCCTGTCGCCAACTATTGTTCCTACGTATTTCCCTTGGGGGCTAAAGACGCGATCTCCATCAATGCGCCCAACCAAAGCCCCGTTCTTGCTGTGAACGATGTCTCCGCTCACTTGAAGCGGTCTACCACCCTTTGTGTACAGGTCCATGCCCGTTCTCCCCAATGCCAGACATGAGGCAGCCTAGCCCATGGTACTGAAGACCCTCAAGCCCCGGCTGAGCAAGCTACCTCCCAGGCTAAAGACCACAAGAGAGATACGGGACAAGCGCTACAGCGCAGATGCTCAGGTCCGCTCCTGGTATCATTCTGCGCGATGGAAAAGGTTGCGAGAGGCGGTCCTGATCAGAGATCAGTTTACCTGCCAACAAACCGGCGTTCTGTTGGTCGGTAAGCATCCGGCACCTAATAGCCCTGTGGTTGACCATGTGGTCCCGCATATGGGCCGAGAGGAACTGTTTTGGGACCCCGCAAATTGCCAGTCCGTTGCCAAGTCCTGGCATGACTCGGTGAAGCGGTCCGAAGAAATCAAAGGCAAAAACGAAGGCAAGTTCTGAGCAATTCTCGACCTCTTGCTCGGTGCAAGGCGGGTGGCTTCGGCTGCCCGCCTTTTTCATTGAGGTCGATCATCCCAAGGAGTCGAGACCATGGGCGCATTCATCGACCTAACCGGCAAGCGCTTTGGGCGCCTTGTCCTCACCAGCCAAGCGGCAAACAGGGGCAGGCGCACGGCATGGCACTATCGGTGCGATTGTGGAAACAGGGGCGTTGTGACAGGCGCCTGCGTTGTCCACTCAGATCAGCGCAGTTGTGGGTGTTTGCAGCGTGAGGCCGCCTCCCGCATCGGCAAGGAGAATGCCAGCCACGGCCATACCCGTCGAGGGCATCGCTCAAGGACTTATGCGTCGTGGTCTGCCATGGTGGAACGCTGCACGCGTGAGAAGCACCATGCATGGGCCAACTACGGTGGTCGTGGCATCACAGTATGCGAACGTTGGTTGATCGGCGATCAGGGCATTGGCGGCTTCGAGTGCTTCCTTGCTGATATGGGCGAGCGTCCTTCAGGCATGTCGATCGATCGCATCAATAACGAACGCGGCTATGAGCCGAACAACTGCCGATGGACAGACGATGTGCAGCAGGTGCGCAACCGTCGCTCGGTGAAGATGAAACCAGAGAGCGTGCAGCGGTTGCGTGAGCAGGCAGCTGCCAAGGTGGCGTCGATGGCTGTGCTAGCTGATCGCTATGGCATATCGAAGGCGCAAGCCTACCGCATCGTCAACCGAGAGCGCTGGGCTGCATAGCCGGCCACCGGGGGGCGGGGGTTCAGACCTTAGCCGCGACCTCCGGCCTGCACCCACGACGCCCTCATTCGCGTTTTTTTTGTGGCTGTTTGATTTTTGCAGCCCTTTTTGAATTGGAAATCAAACATGGCCCGTGGTGGTTACAGAGCCGGGGCAGGACGTCCGAAATCGGCTAAGTCTCCCAAGGCGGTAGCTGTGCCAGCCGACATCAAAACGGCTGCTCGCAAATCAAAGCTGAGCCCGCTCGAATACATGCTGACTGTGATGAACGACGACGAGGCCGACGCCGCCCGCCGGGATCGTATGGCGATTGCGGCTGCCCCGTTTGTCCATGCTCGTCCAGGCGACAAGCCGCAGGGCAAAAAGGAAGCTGCACAAGAGGCCGCTCAATCGGCGGGGGCTGGCACCGAGTGGGGTGACGATTTGGCCGGGCCTGCGCTCAACTGATGTGGGACACATCGTGTAGGGACTGGCAGGATCGTATCCTTGCTGGCCAATCGCTTGTGCCTGACTTGCCGCTGTTCACTGCGGAGGCCGAGCGGGCACTGCGGGTTTTCAACCGGCTGAAGTTGCCGGACGTGATCGGTCAGCCCCGCATGGCGGAAGCGGCGGGCGACTGGTTTCGAGACATCGTAAAGGCACTGTTCGGCTCCTATGACGCCGAAACAAACCGGCGCATGATCCAAGAACTGTTCATCTTGGTGCCGAAGAAAAACGGGAAGTCTAGCTATGCCGCCGCGATCATGGTGGTGGCGCTAATCCTGAACCGCAGGCCGAACGCAGAATATTTGCTCATCGCGCCGACCAAGGAAATCGCCCAGATCGCGTTTAAACAGGCGTGGGGCATTATTAAAGCAGACCCAGAGCTTGAGAAGCTGTTCTGGGCTCGCGACAACATCAAGATGATCACGCACCGGAATTCCGGGGCATCGCTTCAGATCAAGGCCGCTGACACAGACGTAATCACCGGGTCGAAATCCACGGGCATCCTCGTGGACGAAACCCATGTTTTTGCCAAGAAGGCGAAAGCGGCTGACATCTTCGTGGAAATCCGAGGCGCGCTCGCAGCGCGACCGGATGGATTTATGATCCAAATCACCACACAGAGCAAAGAACCGCCTCTGGGGGTGTTTAAGAACGAGCTGGCAGTTGCGCGCGATGTCCGTGACGGCTTGGTAAAGTTGCCCCGTCTGGCCGTGCTGTATGAGCTGCCATCCGAATTGACAGCCGATGGCGGCTGGAAAGATGAGCGATACTGGTCTGCGGTCAACCCGAACCTTGGGCGTTCGGTCGATCTACAGTTTTTGCGAAACGAGATCATCACCGCTGAAATGGCTGGCGCGGAGCAAGTCGCACTGCTCGCCTCCCAGCATTTCAATGTCGAGATTGGGATGAACCTCCGGGCCAATCGCTGGCCGGGCGCCGACCATTGGGAAACGGCGAAGGATGATGAGCTTTCCGGCCTCGGTCACTTCGAAGCTCTGGACAGGTTGCTAGAGCGCAGCGAGGTCGCGGTGATTGGGATCGACGGCGGCGGTCTTGATGACTTGTTCGGCCTATCGGTGTTGGGGCGTGAGCCGCGAGAGATCGAAGTCGAGTTTGAGATCAATGGCGAGAAATCGCTTCGCAAGATGAAGCGCTGGCTCTCATGGTCTCACGCCTGGTGCCACAAGGGCGTTCTGGATCGGCGCAAGTCTATCGCAACCCGGCTGCGCACCATCGAAGCGGCGCGCGAACTGACCATTCTGGACAACCCGCTAGAGGACGTTGCGTCCATCATTGAAATCATCACCCGCATTCAGGCCGAAGGCTTGCTGGGCGGGGTAGCGGTTGACGCCTCCGGCCTTGGCGAAATGGAAGACGCGCTGGACGAGATCGGCGTCACCCAAGAGGCAGGCTTGCTCGTTGCTGCTCCGCAGGGCGGCTGGATGATGTCGAGCATTAAGGGCGCTGAACGGCGTCTAGCCTCCGGCCTTCTGAAGCATTGCGGCGGCCCGCTCATGCAGTGGTGTGTGCCGAACCTGAAAATTGAACCGACAGCAACGGGCATTCGAGCAACCAAGCAATCAGCCGGTGACGCGAAGATCGACCCGGCAATGGCCTTATTCAACGCTGTTACCCTGATGAGCCGAAACCCCGTCGCGAAACGCGCGGCTGAATACCAGCTCATCATCGTCTAACCCGGAAGGGACATCTCCATGACCATGGACAGAGCCTACAGCCTCCTTGAGATCAAGGAGGTTGACGAAGATCTGCGCCGCATCACCGGCATTGCCACCACGCCCAAGACTGATCGGGCAGGGGACATCGTTATGCCGGAGGGCGCTGAATACAAGCTGCCCATTCCGCTGCTCTATCAGCACGACAGCCGCCAGCCGATTGGCCATGTGATCGAGGCCAAGGTTTCGAGCAAGGGCATCGAGATCGTCGCTGAGATTGCCAAGGGCGTTCACGACGACATCGAGAAGGCTTGGAAGTACATCAAGGCCGGTCTCGTTCGCGGCCTCTCGATTGGCTTCAAGGGCATCCAGATGGAGCCCATCCCGCACTCGTGGGGTGTCATCTTCGAGAAGTGGGAATGGCTTGAGCTGTCCTGCGTGACCATCCCGGCCAATGCCGACGCTTCCATTCAGACCATCAAGCAATTCGACGCCGAGGCGCGCAAGTCCGCGACTGGCGATAACACCAATTCCAGCGCCGCCGACCCTGCCGCGACCGGCAAGAAGGGCCGCGTGGTGAAGCTGGATGCTCCAGCCCGCGACCGGGCGAAACCCTTTGTAATTCGCTCAATCGTGAGGACCACAAAATGAGCAAGCTCTCTGAACAGATCACCGCCTTCGAGCAGAAGCGCGCCGCGCTTATCGCTGCCAACGAGGCAATCATCACCAAGGCCGCCGAAGAAGGCACCACGCTGGACGCCGAACAGAAGGAAATCTTCGACGGCAACAAGGCCGACATCGTGGAAATCGATGAACACCTGACCCGCCTTCGCGACATGGAAAAGGCGACCGCTGTAACGGCCAAGCCGGTCGATGGCACGAACGCCAAGGCCGCCACTGTCTCCCGCGACGTCGCCGCCCCCATCGTTCTCAAGAAGGGCGACAAGGACGAGGACTTCGAAGGCCAGAACTTCACCCGCATGGTCATCGCCAAGACCTTGGCCAAGATCGACGACGTTTCGCCCATCGGCATCGCCGCCAAGCGTTGGGGCGAAAAGAGCCCGCAGCTGGTGGAAGTGCTCAAGACTGCCGTCGCTGGCGGTGGCACCGGTACGGGCGAATGGGGCAACGAACTTGTCCACCTCGACCGCTATACCGGCGACTTCATCGACTATCTCTACAGCCGCACGATCTTCGACAAGCTGCCGCTTCGCGAAGTCCCTGCCAATATCAACATCGCTGGCCAGGACGGCACGGCGACCGGCTATTGGGTTGGTGAGTCCAAGTCTATCCCGGTCAGCAAGGCCGACTTCATGGACGTGAACCTGCGTCGGCTGAAGGTTGCGGCTCTGGCTGTTGTGTCCAAGGAACTGCTGCGCGACTCTTCGCCCTCGGCTGAAAAGCTGGTGCGCGATGCTCTCGTTGCCGCTTCGGCTCAGCGCGTTGATCAGACCTTCCTCGGCACTGGTGCTGGAAACGCAGGCGTCTCTCCGGCGGGCATCCTGAACGGTGTCGTGGCCAAGTCCAGTTCAGGCAGTGACATCGACGGCGTGATTGCGGATGTGAAGGCGCTCTATGCGGACTTCATTGCTGCGAACAATGCCGACGATCTGCACTTCGTTACCACGCAGTCGCTTGCCAAGGCTCTAGGCCTGATGCAGAACGCCCTCGGCAACTTCGCCTTCCCCGGCCTCTCTGCTAACGGCGGCACGCTCTTGGGCGATCCGGTGGCCGCTGGCGGCAACGTTGGCACTGGCGACCTGATCCTGCTCAAGCCGTCTGACATCTACAAGATTGGCGACCGCGGCGTGGAAGTCTCCATGTCTACCGAAGCGTCGATCCAGATGGACGATGCCCCGGACGGTGACACTGACACGCCGACCGCAAACACCAGTGTCGTGTCGATGTACCAGACGGACTCGGTGGCCATTAAGGTCGTGCGCCCGCTCAACTTCGCGAAGCGCCGCGCCTCTGCCGTGTCCTACATCGGCGATGCCGACTACGGCGCTGTGTCCGGCTCGTAATCCCCTCTCTCAAACTCACGATGGGCGGCGTTGCTGCCCATCGTTTCAACGGAGGTTGCCATGACTGACCTGATCGCAATCAAGTCCCTGACCTATGCCGGACGGCGCATCAAGGCGGGCGAGGCATTTGCATCGCGCTCGAACCGTGATGGTCAGATCCTTGTGGCAATCGGCAAGGCGCGCCGCGCTGGTAAAGTGCAAGCTCCCTCGCAGAAGATCGTCCAGAAATTCCACCCGCTCGACCACGACCAGAACGGCAAGAAGGGAGGCTCCAAGCCTCATTCTGCCGCCTCCGATGCGCTGAAGAAGCTGCGCGCGGATTACACGGAAGTCGTCGGCAAGAAGCCGCACCATAGCTGGGGCGAGGCAGAACTGCAGCGCCGGATTGATGAGGAGCTTGCCTCGTGATCGTCTACGATCATTCTCATCCGATATGGCGGTCTGAATATGATCGGCACAGGCGGACAAACGGCGCTTTCACCTATTCCCAGGACATATGCAAGTGGCATTTGCCGGTTTGGCGCGATCTGCTCGGCGCCGAGCAATCTGTTGCAACCTGCGGCATAGTTCCGGGTGCCACTGTGCAGTATCTGCACGAGCGCACGCATACTGAGCTGAGCGCCGAAACCCGGCTGTTCGTGACGACATACAAGGACTTGGCAGTAGCTCTTGGCACTCGCGGCTTGTGGCTTCCCAATGCTGTTGATGCCGATACTCTTCCGGCGCCAAATCCGCATCGGGATTGGGTCTATTTTGGAAATCTGGTTGGCGCAAAACGAAAGTCCATTGAGTTCCTGAATGGCAGGGGCGTTGATGTGGTGTCCTGCATCGAAAACCAGAACGAGGCCCTGCGCAGAGTTGCGCAATACCGATACGGCATCGGTGTTGGCCGTTGTGCTCTGGAAATGATGGCCATGGGCATGAAGGTCATGATCTTCGGAAAAGGCCTTGGCGGCCTGATCATATCGCATGATGACTATGAGCGGCAGAGGGAGGCGAACTTCAACTCCAATGTGACGACCGGCGCTGGCAGCATTTCTGAATGCATGGCGCGGATTGATGAGGCTATGCCGATCAATGCGACATTCCAGGCGATGGCTGCCGAGGTGCGTAACCGCATAATTGAAGGCTGGCGCAAGGTGGCCTGATGGATGTCGTCTATCCCTACAAGAAGGCGCACGACGACTTTGAGCTGCGCTATTCCCTGCGCTCTCTCGCCAATATGGAACATGACCGGGTTTTCGTTGCTGGTGACAAGCCGGTAATCACCGGCAAGGCTGTGACCCACATTCCGGTGGGCTCATTAAAAACCCCATACCAATCCTCAACGGCCAATATCCGGGCAGCCATTGTTGAGGGCGGCATCGCCGGCGAGTTCGTCGTGATGCACGATGATATTTTCCTGCTGAAGCCTTGGCGGTTCCGCCATGAGCATCGCGGGACCATCGCAGACTATCTGGCCAGCGGGCGTGCAAGTGGGCTGTACCGCGCGCACATCGAGGCCACGAGGGACATTCTTGAGGGCGAAGGCATTGCAGACCCGCTCTGGTTCGGCCTTCACACGCCAACCGTCTATGACGCGGGCAAGCTGCTGGGCCTCATCGACCGGTTTGAGGGGCAGCGCTTCTTGCTCCGCACCCTCTATCACAACCTTTACCCGCAACCGGCCACGCGCCGGGATGACGTGAAAGCGCACCATTGGACCGGTGAACCGGACGTGGCCGATCTGCTGTCCATCTCGGACGGAGTGGCGAAATCCGAAGCCTTCCGAGCTTGGATAGCCGAACGCTTCCCGGATCAATGCCGGTATGAGATCGCCGCCGATGGCCGCTGCCTCATTCTCGGCTATGGCCCAACGCTTTGGCAGGACGTTGACCGCGCTCTTGATGACGGTGGGTTCGCTGCCGTTATTGCCTCGCCGGAGGCTGCTGAGCATTGGCCCGGCGAGGTTCTGGCTATCGCTCACAATGACGACCACGCAGACCAGATTGCGGCGCTGTGCGGCTTTGAAGACGTAACCTGGTGCGGTCGCACAAAGGGGGCAGCATGAAGATTTTCGGTCTGCCGATCCGGTGGAAGCGCGCCGAGAAGGCGCTGAACGCCGTCGATGACAGCCGTGGCTGGCGTCAGCTTGTATTCGAGAGCTTCGCCGGGGCTTGGCAGCGGAATGTGACCGTAAATCGAGACAGCGTGCTTTCCTTCCATGCTGTCTTTGCGTGCCAGACGCTCATCGCTTCGGACATTGCCAAGCTGGCCTTGCGCCTTGTCGAGCAGACCAACGACGGAATTTGGGTGGAAGTACGCAACTCGGCCTTCTCCCCGGTCCTGCGCAAGCCCAACGGCTATCAGAACCGCATCCAGTTCATCGAAAGCTGGGTGCTGTCCAAGCTGCAGTCTGGCAATGCGTATGTTTTGAAGCAGCGCGACGGGCGCGGAGTGGTGAAGGCGCTTTATGTGCTTGATCCGGCCCGCGTAACGCCGCTGGTGTCCGATAGCGGCGATGTGTTTTACGACCTGCAGGCCGATCACCTTTCAGGCGTGCAGGAGCATGTCATTGTCCCGGCCCGCGAAATCATCCACGACCGCTTCAATTGCCTCTTTCACCCGCTTGTTGGGCTATCCCCGATCTTCGCCAATGGCCTTGCCGCAACTCAGGGCCTCAATATTCAGAACAATTCTGCCTTGTTTTTCGAGAACGGCGCGATGCCGGGCGGCGTGTTGCTGGCTCCCGGCCATATCAGCGACGAAACGGCGGGCCGTCTGAAAGAGGCTTGGGATCAGAAGTTCTCCGGCAAGAACCGCGGCAAGATCGCGGTGCTGGGCGACGGGCTCAGGTTTGAGCAGATGACCGCCAAGGCTACCGATAGCCAGCTCATCGAACAGCTCAAGTGGTCTGCCGAGGTCGTCTGCTCGACCTATCATGTTCCGCCCTACAAGATCGGGATTGGGCAACAGCCGACGCACAACAACATTCAGGCGCTCAACGTCGAATATTACAGCCAGTGCCTTCAGGTGCTCATCGAGAGCATCGAGCTTTGCCTTGATGAAGGGCTGGGAACGGGCGAGCGCCTCGGCACCGAATTTGACCTCGACAATCTCCTGCGCATGGACGCTGCAACGCAGATGGACGTGCTTGAGAAGGCCAAGGGCAAGCTCACCCCCAACGAACAGCGCAAGCGTCTCAATCAGGCTCCTGTGGCTGGTGGCGACACGGTTTACATGCAGGAGCAGGATCACAGCCTCGAATGGCTGGCGAAACGCGATGCCATGCCGCTTGAAGCGCCGAAGCCTGAACCTGTGCCCGCTCCGGCACCCGAACCTGAAAAGCAGGCTTCGTTCAACCCGAAATATGTGAAGGCTCTCTTCGCTCCGAGAAAGGCAGCCTGATGGACCTGCAGGAAGCATTCGACGCCGGTTTTGAGGCGGTCAAGGCCTATGTTGACGATGCACTCGGCGCCCTGGAAGATCGCTTGTCCCTGCTTGAGGCACGCGAGCCGCTGAAAGGGGAAAAGGGCGATGCTGGAGAGCCGGGCCGCGATGGCGTTGATGGCGCTCCGGGTAAGGACGGGCTTGACGGCAAGGATGGTGCCGATGGCGCACCGGGCCGTGACGGCGAAAAGGGTGCCGATGGCAAGGATGGCGCAGACGGCGTTGGTTTGGCCGATGCTGTAATCGACCGCGAAGGGCAGCTCATTCTCACGATGACCAATGGCCAGACAAAGACGCTTGGCGTGGTGATCGGCAAGGACGGGGCTCCGGGTAAGGACGGCGAGAAAGGCCTTGATGGCGCGGACGGCCGGGATGGCATCGACGGCGTGGGCTTCGATGATCTCGATCTGGTGGAAACCGATGAAGGTCTGTCCCTGCGCGCGGTGCGCGGCGAAGTCGTGAAAGAATGGGCGCTGCCGGTGGTGTTTTACCGCGGCGTTTTCAGCGCCGACGCCAGCTATCGCAAAGGCAATTCCGTGACCTGGGGCGGCTCGCTCTGGATCGCTGAGAAGGATGCGCCGGAAGGCAAGCCGGACACGCCTGAAAGCGGTTGGCGTCTTGCGGTCAAGAAGGGGCAGAACGGCAAGGATCTGACGAAATGAGCCTTGTGACCGTCGAAGAGGTAAACAACGCCCTCCGGCTCAATCTGGAGGCTGATGCGAGTTCCGGCACCGGTAGCGACGAAGGCGACACGACCCGCCTTGATGACATTGAACTCAAGATCAAGCAGGCCGAAGCCATTATTCTCGGTTTCATCCAGCCCCTTCCCGAAGAGGCATGGACCCATGAAACCGTGCCCGGCGATGTGTCGGCGGCAATCCTGATCGCCATTCGCTGCCTTCTGGACGACACGGAAGAGAGCCTTGCCATGCTGTCGGGCCTGTCTGGTGTTACCGGGTTTGACGCACGCAACCCTATTGCCGCGCTGCTCTGGCGGCGGCGCACGCCTTCGATGGCCTGACTATGGCTGTCGAACGCCGCCTGCGCTTCCTAAAAGATTGGGATTGGAAGCCGCAACGCAATGTCACCATCGCCTTCAAGGCCGGTGAAGTGCATTTCGTGACTGCCGCATGTTCTCAAGCGGCGCTCTATCTCGGCGTTGCCGAGCCTATCACCGTCAAGGGGCCGCCTGCCGGTATCCGCGCCAAGATAAAGCGAAAGGGCAAAGCCAATGGCTAAATCGCCTCGTCGTCATGGCGCGCTGAACCAGACCTTTTTGCTGCAGCGCCGTGGCGATAGCGACGACGGCTGGGGCAACAATGTTCCCGGTGGTGGTGAGTTTGAGACAGTCGCGAAAGTGGCTGCCAGCCTTATTCCCCGCACTGGTGGCGAAGAGGTGACAGCGGCGCGTCTGGGCGGTCGCCAGCCCTATGTGGTGTGCGTTCTGAACATGCCAGTGACGAGACAGATCACCGTATCCTGGCAACTGGTAGATGCCCGCAACCCGGCCCGCGTGTTGGCTGTCACTTCGCCGCCAGCCGATCCCGACGGGAAAGGTCAGTGGCTTGAGTTCATCGTCACTGAGGGCCGCGTATCCTGACATGGGAACGAAGGTGATTGGCGCCGAAGGCCTCAAGCGCAAAATGCGGGCGTTTCCGCTTCGTGCGCGGCAGGAGATCGCACGCGCAATGGAGCAGAACGCCGAAGAGATCGTCAAACTGGCGAAGTTTTTGGCTCCCGTCGATGACGGCGACCTGCAAATGTCGATCGGCTGGTCATGGGGCGGCGCCCCAAAGGGCTCGATGGTTCTGGGCGAAGTCCGCCAAGAGGGAAGGGGCGCGGGCAATATGGTGATCACCATCTTTGCCGGTAATAGCACCGCCTACTACGCGCGCTGGGTTGAGTTTGGCACGTCGGCGCACGTCCAAGGTGGCATGTATGCGGGAACGCAACACCCAGGCACGCCCGCCCGCCCGTTTTTCTTCCCGTCATATCGAAGGCTACGTAAGCGTTCGAAGGCTCGCACCAGCCGCGCAATTCGCAACGCTGCCCGCGCTATCGCGGCATCTGGAGAATAGCCATGGATGCCAGTGTAGAGCTGATCAAGGCGATGTTCGATCGTCTCAAGGCGGATTCAGCCGTTACCGCCCTTGTGGGCACTCACATCTATGACCGAGTCCCAGAGGAGCAGGACGGCACAGTCAACGTGCCGTTTCCATACGTTTCGATGGGGTCGAGCAGCGCCATTCCTGACGACTTCGACTGCGTGAAGGGCGAAGAAATCACCGTCCAGTTCGATGTTTGGTCGAGTGGTTCAGGTGAAGCATTTGGCACCGTCCAGGTGCGCAAGATCTGCGGCGCCATCAAGGCCGCGCTCCATGATGTTGACCTTTCACTGCCAACGACCGCTCTTGTCACCCTCCAGTGGGAGACGACGCGGATCATCGATGACCCGAATCCCGCCATCAACCATGGCGTAATCCAGTTCACCGCCACGGTGGAAATCCCCTGAACATGAAGGAGGCCATTATGGCTGACGCAACGACCATCAAAGGCGGCAAGGTCCGCATAATGCTGGGTAATTCCGCAAGCCCTATCGTCTACACCGCACCATGCGGCTTCAACTCGAAGACTGTCACGCTGAACAAGGCGCTGGAAGACACGCCGGGCGTGAGCTGCGACGAGCCAGACAAAGTCCAATGGCTCCTGCGAGATGCCACCTCGCTGTCGATGACTGTCCAAGGCGAGGGCGTGCTTGCCACGGAGTCGGTTCAGACTTGGACAGATGCATTCCTGGACGTCGAGAGTGTGCCGGCCAAGGTAGAGATCGAGATGCCAACGGGCATCCTCACCTTCACGGGCAACATGCATGTTGAGAACATTGAATGGGGCGCACCGAACGGTCGCCGCGTGACTGCGAACATCACCATGCAGAGCGATGGCGAAATGGCCGAAAACTTCGCGGCGGCTAGCTAATGAGCAGAGACGCTTCTGTTACCCTGCCGTTCGCAGACGGCGACAAAACCTTCCGCCTTGCGTGGGGCGAGTTGATCAAGCTCCAAGAGGCTTGTGACGCTGGCCCCTACGTCGTGTATCGCCGACTGATGATGGGGCAGTGGAAGATCGAAGACATTTCCCACACCATTCGCCTCGGGCTGATCGGTGGCGGCATGGCACCAGACAAAGCGCTCGGCTTTGTGCGGGATTATGTCGAATGCCGTCCGCCTCTGGAAAGCCTGGCGCTGGCGCAGGGTATTCTCGGCGTTGCACTTCAGGGCGTTCCCGACGAAACGCCGGGGGAGCCCGAAGGGGAGACGGCGGGCAGCAGCTCCCAGACCTCCCCAATGGAAAATGGCGAATAAGCCTCGTCTACGCCCAAGGCGCAGTTTTGGGCATGTCGCCCACCGAAGTCGATAAACAAAGCCTCTGGCAGTTCTCTGCCGCGTGGAATGGCTATGTCGCAGCTAATAGTCCGAGTGACGGCAAGCTGACCGAACAGCAAGCGCAGGACCTATTCGACTGGATCGATGCGCCCTCGCACGCTCCGGTCGATTGCGAGATGCCGAGAGCGCACTGGGATGGGACGAGCTTTAAGGTCGGACGGTGAGATCCTTGGGCTCGCGTTCCCATGAAAACCTAATTCGACCACTCTCCGGCGACGATCCGAAGCTGAATACCGTGATGTGGCAAAGTGGTGGAGAGTCCGGACAGGCGTAAAAGACCGCTGTACAGTCTATATCCTTGGCCCTCTCGCCGCAACCGCTGACGGTTCTTTCAAGGCCTTCAAGCCCCCAATCCTTCTCCATGGCTGAGATATCTGCCCGGTCGTTTGGGCCGAAGTGCCCTCGCTTTGACGCGGAGAACAGGGCCAGATCTCCGCCCCGCAGGCCCAGCATTACTCCTAGACCGTCGGGAGTTGTTCCCGTCCAGTACTCATCAAAGTTCGGGGACTCCGCCCGGCTGACATCGTTCAGCGCATCAAGATTGGCGTCGATGGGCGCGGCAGTATCAAGGCCGGAAAATGCAACGCGAGGAGCATCCGCATTGGCTATGTGGGTGCCTGCGAGCAGTAGCAAGATGCTGCCAACCAGAGATTTCATGATCTTTTCTCCCCAGAAGGACTTCAACACGTGGCGACAGAGCAAGACCTTCAACGCCTTATCGTCCAGATGGAGGCCTCCTTTGTCAAATACGATCGCCAGTGGGCGAAGGCGATGGGCCAGACAGACGCCAATGTTAGGGGCGTCCAGCAGCGTTTCGATCGAATGTCGAAGTCCATCAGCAACGCTGGTGCAAATACAGCGCGTGGCTTGCAGCCGATCGGCATGCAGACCAGCAACATCGCGGCGCAGTTCCAAGATATCGCCGTCCAGCTTCAGAGCGGGCAATCGCCGTTCCTGATCGCCATGCAGCAGGGCACTCAGCTCTCTGCCGTGCTGAACCAGTCCAAGAGCCCGATCGCGGCGCTGAGTGCTGGCTTCCTACAGATGATCAATCCGGTGTCGATTGCAACGATCGGCATCATTGCTCTGGGCGGTGCGGCGGCGCAGTACCTCGGGACGCTTCTGGGTGACGGCAAGAGCGCAACCGAGGTCATCAAGGAACAGAACGATGTGATCCGCCGGGTGGCAGATAATTGGGGGGATGCTGTTCCTGCCCTGAAAGCTTACGTCGATCAGCTTGACCGGGCGGCACAGAGCGCAGATCTCAGCACCGCCTATGAGGCGGTGATCGAGAAACAGTTTGCCGCGATCAAATCGCAGATGACTGACGTTCGCGCGGAGTTCGCAGCCGCCCGGACGGATCTCGCCGCTTTTGGCGCGAGCGCTGAAGAGATCGACGCTCTTCAGGCGGAATTCGACACGCTGCGTCAGCGCGTCGAGAGCACAACCGTTGAGACAGCGGATCTCGAGCGGATGCAGCAGCTGCTAGCCCAGACGACCGGCGCGAACACCATCCCTGCCCTCGGAAGTCTTCAAGGCGTGTTGGACAGTATCGCCAATGCACTCGCAACAGCTTCCCGTGAGGCTGCCAGGCTTCGGGGTGAGCAAGAAGCTTTGGCCAATGCCAACTTCCCGGCGGCCGATTTCATTCGCAACCGGGAGTATGTCGAGGAACAGCAGCGCCTGAACGGCCTCACTCGCGAGCAACTGCAGCTCGAGACCGAAATCGCCCGGGTCAAGGAAGAGGCGAAGCGCAACAAGGTTCTAATCAGCGAGCAGCAGGCGCTGGAACTGGCCCAGGGGCGTCTGGCAGCCGAAGAGCGCCGGTCGCAGATCGCATCTTCGGCCAGGGCTGGGCTGAAAGCGGAGGACAGGGAACGCCAAGCTGTTCTCGATCTCATCAGCGCGCTCGAACACGAGTATGCCCTGCTAGGGCTCACCGAACAGCAAAAGGCTGTTGCCAACGCTCTGCGGCAGGCCGGAGCAGCCGCAACTGAAGAACAGCGGCTCGCAATCGAGAACCTCGTCAACGCAACCTATGAGGAGCGGGCGGCTATTGAAGCGGCTAACGAACAGATGCGCGAGTTCCAGAGCATCGCCAAGAGCGCACTATCCAGCTTCATCAGCGACATGATTGCAGGCAAGGACGCAACCGAGGCGTTGGGGAATGCGCTCAATAACATCGGCGGCCGGCTGCTCAATGCGGGCCTGGATGGACTGTTCGCGGGGGCCTTTGGCGGCGGTGGGGGCGGCAACATTTTTAGCAGCCTGTTCGGTGGTGGCCGCGCCAACGGAGGGCCTGTCCAATCTGGTCGCATCTACAAGATCAATGAGAACACGCCGAACAGTGAATACTGGATGCCAACCACGGACGGTATCGTCATTCCCAAGCTTCCGCAGGCGGCGCCCGGACGTGGTGGCGTATCAATCGGCGACATCATCATCCAGGGGAACGCGGACGCAATGACTGTACAGCAGCTCCGCCAATGGTCGCGGTTTGAGTTGCCATCGATCATCCGCCAGCACGCATCCAGCTCAATCCCGGTGAATGGCTAATGGCGGCTTTGACCTTCCCTCTCGCGCAAGCCTCGCTGGGTGACGTTCTCCCGATCCAATCGGTGGTCTGGGAACTGGCGCGCCAACAGGAAATGTCGGCGACCGGCGCCGGTGAAATGCTTGTCGCGGACCTTGCGCCGCCACTGTGGGAAGCAAGCGTCTCTCTTCGGCCCTTGCTCCACACTGAAGCGCGCGCTCTAGCTGCTAAGCTCGACGCGCTGGATGGTGGTGTGCAGAGTTTCTTCCTTGCTAATCCACTCGGGTGGTGGCCCGCAAAGGATCCGCGGGGACTGCTCTACGGCTCTGCTACGCCAGTCATCGCAAGCATTGAGACCAACCGCAAAGAGCTAAGCTTCTCGGGGCTGCCGGCGAACTATGAACTAACCGCTGGCGACATGTTCTCCGTCGCGTACGGTTCGCGGCAGGGGCTTTATCGTCTGGTGGCGGATGTTAAGGCAAACAGTAGCGGCGCCACGGCTGCCGTGGAGGTGCGCCCGCATCTTCGGCCCGGCGTGTCTGCCTCTCAAGCAGTGGATTTCAGCAAGCCTGCTGCCAAGGTGAAGATCATCCCAGGCAGCATTGGCCAGTCGTTCCACAGCGTCAATCGAACCCGGATTTCATTCCGCGTCCGTCAGACACTCGCAGCGGGATAGGTAACGCCACATGGTTAGACCTTTGGATGTCGCCACGCAGGGGGCGATACGAGATCGTTCGCGCGTCATCCCGCGTAACTTCATCGCCATTACCGTGCGCGACATGGAGGATGGCAGCCCGGTGAATTTTGGCTTCACCGACTATGGCGAGGATATCACCACCAACATCACCGACGGCAAGTCGGGCAGTGCCGTCAGCTGGGTTTTCCTCGGCGACAACTCCCCAATCCTGGGGATGGACCCGGTGCCTTACAAGGTCGGGGTGGAAGTCGACACCACGGAAGTCGTCCTGAACCATCTCCATCCCGGCGTGCAGGAGATGGTGAGGGGCTACAATTGCCGGAATGCCGAGGTGCAAATCCATCGCGGCTATCTCGATCCAACCAGCATGCTGCTGGTCGCTGCTCCGCGCTGCCGGCGCATCGGCCAGATCAACGGCACGCCGATCGTCACACCGGGAGTTGGCGGCGAAGGCAGTGTCACGCTGCGCATCGTCAGCCACTCGAGGGAGCTGACCCGTACCAATCCAGCCAAGGCGAGCCACGAGTTTTACCGGCGCCGTTCCGGGGACAATTGGGGCAAGTATGCCGGCACCGCGGGGCAGTGGCCTATCTGGTGGGGTGAAGTCAAAGGGACGACCGTCTGATGCCCATTTGGCTGATACAAATTCTTGTCGGCGTCGTTCTTTCCGTCGCTGGCCAGCTGTTCTCGGCTACATCCAAGCAGGATCAGAAGCAGAAGGTTTCGGGGGTTCGGGGCACGCTGCAAAGCGGCGGTGATCTCTCGCCCCGTTTTGTCCTGGGCCGCTACGGCACAGCAGGGCAGCTTCGATATGCAGGCACGTGGGGAAATGACGGCGAAGTCCCTAATGCCTACTATTCAAAGGTCATCGAGGTCTCTTGCCTCCCCATTCGTGGGTTCTCTGCCTTCTTCGTGAATGGGGAGAAGGTGACCCTTGCCGGGAGCAAGACCGGCAACCTTGGCTATGCCGTGCTTGAGTATCGGGTAAACGGGAAGGATCACTTGTGGATCAACCCCTACACCGGGGCACAGACGGCCGAAGACCCTCTGATGCTCTCGAAGTTCGGCTCAGCCACCGACAAGCCATATGCTGGCATGGTCGGGCGGGGATGCGGCTATTTCGTCGCCACGGCGCTGGTCAATCGCGAGCTTTTCTCTGGATTCCCAGAGTACCTGGCCGAGGTTGACGGGATAACACTTGATGACCCCAGGGGCGGGACCGCCCAACACGACAACCCCATTGTGGCAGCATACACGATACTCCGCGGCATCAGCTATGCAGGGGAGTGGGTGTATGGCCCGCAAGGCTATACGGCGGGAAATTTCAGGGCTGCAAACCTCGCCGCGGAGGCCGACAAGTGCGATGCTTTCCGCGCGGGCACTTCGGTCAAGCGATACCGCGTCGGCCTCGACGTTGCTCTCGATGAAGAGCCACATGCGGTCATTGGCGAGCTTCTGAAGGCATGCGCTGGTCGCTGGGCTGACCTTGGAGGGGTCTATCGGTTCCTTGTTGGCGACCCCGGCAGCGCTGTCGTTTCGGTCACCGACGAAGACATGGTGATCACCGACCAGCAGACTTTTGAGCCATTCCCCGGCTTGGAAGACCTGCACAATGCCATGGTGGCGACCTATCCCGAGCCAGCAGAGGCTTGGGAGATGAAGGAAGCCCCGCCGCGGTACCGTAGCGACCTTGAGGCAACAGACGACGGGCGACGGCTGGTATTCTCTACGCAGTTCAAGGCCGTTCCGTGGGCTGTTCAGGTTCAAGACCTTATGCGGACCACTATTGAGGATGCCCGCCGTTTTCGTCGGCATACGCAAACCATGCCGCCTGAGTTCTGGGAATACGAGCCCCTCGACGTGGTGTCCTGGACAAGCATCCGAAATGGGTATGTGGCCAAGTCGTTCCTGATAACCGTCATGGATGACCTGCCAAATGCGAACCAGTTCGTCGGCTGGCAGGAAATTGACCCGGATGACTACGGCTGGGACAGTGACTATGAACTGCCCGTTGAGCTCTCGCCGCTGGTCATTGCGCGGCCTGCACCTCAGGTCACAACGGGATTCACTGCCGCGCCATATGTGGTGGTGGATGACAACGGCGCTGATCGCCGAGCTGCTATCGAAGTGCTTTGGGATGCCGGCCTTGTCGACGTGCGCGCAGTCCGTGTGCAGGTTCGGGAGAGCTGGGACGACAAGGCCGTCGTGGCCGATGTGAATATCGATTACGACGTTGAGGAAGTCTCGCCCTCTCGCGTGGTGGCGAACCCGGCCATCCTCTCGAGTAAAGCCTATGAAGTTCGGGGCATCTACCTGCCGCACTCGGGGCGCGTTACCCGCTGGTCCAATCAGGATGTTGACGGAACGGATGGCAGTTGGATTTCGGTCACGACACCATACGTCCCGGAAGTAGACGTAACCGACATCCAGGTCGCCCAACTCGGTAAAGAGCTTCAGGCCGCCCATGGTTTGGTCGTGGGTACGGACGTTACCGATATCCCTGGTCGACTTGCGGAACTGCAGGCCTATGCCCAGCAGCTCGCGCTCGCTGTCATGGACTTCAATGCGACTGCAAAGGAAACGCTGAACATCCTCAGCGTGCAGAACGAAGGCGCGGTTGCTGCGGTTATCCGCAACGAAAAGGCGATCGTTGAAGAGAGCAGGGCGCGTGCCGAGGCGCTGACCGAAGTGTTGGCATCACTCGACGATGTCATTGCGGGCGGCTTCCTCAAATTCGAAGCCGAGGTCAATGAACTGGCATCGACAGCGACGATCACGGCAAAGGTCCGCGCTACGTCGGGATCAGACCTTTCGGAAGCGGCATGGATACTGCGTGCTGAGGCGGATGGCCTTGGCGGCACTGAGCAGCAGTTCGGAGTGCTCGGTGATTTCCATGTCTTCGAGAGCGTGAACGGGCCTGCTATTCCGGTGTTCAGCGCGACACCCACCGGCGTCCGGTTCAACCAGGGCGAATTCAGACTGTTCCAGAGCATCGCGAAGGTTAGCGGCGTTCCGCGCATCTACCTCAATGGCGATACGGGGGACTGGAGGCTTGGCGTATGAGGGTAGCGCAGGGCTTTGCAGCCCAGAACGTCGTCGCCATCTATGACGAGCCCAACACTACCGGCGACTTCCGCAGCTTTGACGCTCCGCGCAATGCACCGGCAAAGAACCCCGTGGCGCACCTGCCGCAGCTCTATTGGCACAGCGAGTTTTTCCAATACGAACTGGCCATGAATCCTATTGTCACGACGGTCAATCACACCGCCTTGGCAGGGCAGGTTCGCTATGATGGCATTGGGCCAAACGGGCCGTTCAACAACGCCACATCAGCCCCGACCGGTAATGGTGGTGTCACCACACCGGCGGGCGGCGTCATCTATGTCCAAAAGAACGGGCAAGTCCGCACGACCGATATCGTGTTGTACACCCACAACCTTGGCTACGTTCCGGTGTTCTTCATCGCTTCGCAGGGCAAGGTGCTTCTACCCGGCCTGACGATCCAAACCCTGTCGGAAGGTCGCGGGCGACTGGTTCATGCGTTCGCCACGTCATCTATCATCGGCTTGCGGGAAACCGCCACGTCCAGCCAGAGCAGCCTTCCCGCTATTTCGAGGAGTTACGAGTTGTTGATCTGTCGCATCCCGACAGCCCAGTCCGGCCGCCCGCTGATGGGTATGGAGGGAAACAATCTGGTCATCGCGAAGGGTAAGGTGGACACTTCCAAGCGCTATATCCGCCGCGTGCTGCCGGGAGAAAGCTCCTTCGCAATTGATCGTGGAAGGACAGGGGACGTCCGTGGCGGTCGCCTGCGCCAAGCGACGGGCGGAACGCTGATTACTGAGCCTGGATATGCCGGAAGTTTCGCGGCGCCCTCCTACATCGCGATAGGTGTTTAATGGGCAGGCTTCAGCCAAAAGGCGATGGCCACATTGAGCTGCTTGATGGCACAAGGAGGGTCTGGTCCAGCGACGGGCCTCCGATCAATCTTCTGCCGCAGGCGAACTGGTTGACGATCCCTGTCACCATCGCATTTCCGGACTTCATCAAGCGCAATGCATATTGCTTTGCTCCTCAGAGCGGCATCATTGCGAATACCAGCTGTGCCAGCTTCTCGACGATCATTCCGCAGGAGTGGGGGCCGGGAGAGCCTTCGCCTAGAACATTGCCCGACCAAGTGTTGGGGACTGTACCGAGCGGCGTAAACTACATCGACGTTCGTCTGACTGTGAATCGCACCAAGGCCCCTACGGCGCTGCTGGGCATAGATGTTCCGAACAGCATTCCGACGCAACAAACGCCGCTTCCGGGCGGCACGATGCCGGCCGAGATAACGACGCTCTGGCGTCGGCTTTTCGAGATCGGGCTCAACGGCACGCAGATCAGGCTTCGTCGCTGGCAGTCAGTTTTTGATGGCCCCACTCAGATCACCTGGGCGCCAGGTAATCAGGTGTGGCTTCCCAACGGCGGCAAGCGCCCCGGTTGGACGCATGGCGGCGGATCTGACTCGGCACTAGGCCATCCCGCGCACATGATCCAACGAAAGGCGGGCGGCAACGTCAACAAGGAGCGTGGCGGCTCCAATCAGTGCTCGCTCAGCGACAACAGCAATTTCGCTTCGACTTGGACGGGCACGGCCCTGATCCGACCCGGCTACATCGCCTCATAGGGATACTCTCATGCTTATCTGGACTGGTACGGCGGCCGTCGAAAACGGCAGCACGACTGTTGTTGTCGATACCGGCGCGGCCCTCACTGCCGAAGTCGTGGCCCATGGCGCCATGGTGGTGCTCGATGGCATCGTTTACTTCGCCGACAGCCTGACCGACACCACGACGCTGGAATTGACCCGCGTCTATGCGGGCAGCACTGGCACAGCCGACATGGAAATCTGGCCTGTCAGCCAGGACACCACGAACTTGGTCAACCTTGCCCAGATCGTTGCTCGCACCCAGGCGCAGATCAACATCCTCGACAAGAACAGTCAGGGCTTGTTCTTCAACATGAAGGGCGTCACTGGCGCCGCCGATCCGGGGCCGGGGTTCATTGCCTTCGACGACGCGGACCCGGCACTTGTCACCGAAGCCTATATCGACGTGCTGGACGCGAACGGCAGGGCTGTGGACGCGCTGATCGGGCTTTGGGAGCCGGGCACCACCATCATCTTCCGCTCCCTCACCACAACGGCATATAGGGCCTATACCGTGGTGACGAACACTCTGGACTCTGGCTGGGGGACGATTGCGCTGGGATACCTTGGCCATGACGGTGTGCTGGCCAACAACGAGGCACTGTCCATCTGCTGGTCGCTGTCGGCAGCGGGGCTTGAGATCGACGCGACCGGCAACTTCGAAGACCGGGATGATTATGACGACGAGCCCGCCGGGTTTGTTTTCCTCTCCGCAGACGGCGATGGCGACACGATCACCATGTCCGTGCTGTTCCGCAAGAACAGCGGGACGACTGCTGATTGGGGCGTGGCAGTGCCATTCCAGGGGCCGCAGGGCGCTCGTGGCTGGTCGCCTGTCTTTGCGGTGGTCAATGACAGCAATCGCCGCGTTCTGCGCCTTGTGGACTATGTTGGAGGGGAACTGCCCAAGCCAACCAGCGGCATCGACCAGTATGTTTCGTCGGGCGGCCTGACAGGCACCATTGGCAGCGCTACAGACATTCGCGGGCCACAGGGACTCTCGGCCTATGAGGTGGCCGTGGTCAATGGCTATTCGGGGTCGCAGTCGGAATGGCTGGCATCATTGGTCGGCGCCAGTGCGTATCAGGTTGCCGTTGCCAATGGGTTCTCTGGGAACGAAACAGAATGGTTGGCCTCGCTCATTGGGTCAATCGAAGGTGTCACGAGCTTCTGGCAAAGCCGCCTTCTCGTGGACACCACGGCATCAGCAGCGCGAACGGGCCTGGGTATCACCAAGGCCACGACTCTCATGGCGGAGGCCGGGGTCGACGACGCCTCGTTCATGACATCCCTCACTACGGCGGCGGCAATCGCCGCGCTTGCGCCCCCGAGCAAGGACTTCATCGTGGAGACGGCGGAAGCTGCTCTCAAGATGGCGGAACTCGGAAGCGCTCCATACTATTTCGGGGGCGGCAGCAACGGTTCCGGCGTGGGCGATGCCATTTCCACGACGGACCTGATCGACGTTGCCGGCGCTACCAACTTGAGCACTGCGGAGACCGGCGCGCTCAAGCCGACCACAACTTCCGAGAGTGCGATCAGCCAGGCCACCGGCACGAATATCGGCGACATGACCGCCCAAGGCGGGTTGGCGGGTGCCTTTGACGGCTCCACGGCAACAGTGGCCGCGCGATCCACATCAACGCCTGGGTATGTCGGGAAGAACTATTCTTCCGCGCCGAAGAAGATATCGAAGGTTACGGTGCAGAGCCAGAATAGCGCCGCCGGCTTCGACGGCACGAGTGCGGCAAGCAACATCAACATCACGCTGTACGGGAAAAATGGTGACGCACCGTCGAACGGCACTGACGGTACGCCTCTCGGCACCACGGGTTCATTTGCCGACGCCACCGGACCAGTCACAAAGACGATTACGTCCAGCGACCAGGCCACCCTGTGGGATTATGTCTGGGTGTACATCACATCCAGTGCGGCGGAACCGCAAATCGCCGAGGTTGTCTTCTACGAACCCGGTATCGTCAACAACATGACTGTGGCCAGCGATGCCTTTGTCGCCGCTTCTGCGCCCGGTGAAATCCGACTCCTGGCGGTTGTGGAAGAGGTCGACACGGCGGTGATCGGTGACGACTATTCCTTCGAGGTCTCACGCGATGGCTCAGACTTCGGCGCTATCACCATGGCCAATATCATGACGGTGGGAACCAAAAAGTACTACTGGGGAACACTGGATACGACCGCTCTCGATACCGGCACAGATGTGAAGTGGCGAATGTCCACCACGGGCGTCATGGTCGAGTTGCACGGCTATACAATCGGATGGCAGTAGCAGGCGTGGGTCTTTCGCTTGGATCCGCGGGCTACATCGGCCCGAAAGGGGTGCCCCGTTGCGTCGGTGTCAATTTCTCGATATCGCATAGGGATGATTACTCGATCGCTCTCCTTTATTCGCCGTCTAGGTGAATTTTCCGATTACACGGGCGGCGCGGCACCAGCCGCCCGTATGCTGATCGCCATGAAGCAAGACCCGATGGGGGTTCAACAAATCCATTACAAGGGCCATCCAATTGCATTCCGCAAGTATGATGAGTCTGCCATACGCGAAGTGATTTTTCGCGAGGAGTATGGATTTCTGCGCCAACGACTTCGTCGCATAGCCTCTCCGAAGGTGCTTGATGTCGGCGCGAACATCGGCACCTTTTCGGCGTGGGTTGCCCGCGAGAACCATGGATGTAGAGTAGTTGCTATAGAGCCCAGCAAAGACGCCGCCGACCTTGCTGAGCGCAACCTACGGTCCAGTGCATTAGAACATTGGACCGTGATTCGAAGGGCGGCATCTCGCAATGACAGCGATATCCTCAATCTAGTCGAGGGCGAGCAGTCAGCAAGTCACCGCATTGGGGGTGGCCAGGGTATTCCTGTCCCATGTATCTGCCTGCGGTCGGCGATTGACGTTCTCGCTGGTCCAGATGAGTCGATCGACATCATGAAGGTAGATATTGAGGGCTCAGAATTTGAATTCCTTGACGGAAAAACTGAAGAATTGATGCGGGTCAATGCCTTGGTGGTGGAACTCCACCCTAAGTTCTGTGACACAGACGCCGTGCAGAGAGTTGTGAGGGAAGCGTACCAAAGCGTTGAGACCGTGAATGATAGGAGATCATCCAAGCCGCTCCTATACTGTTACAGGGATTGAGTAGTCCGGTCATCTGCGCCCCATGTTTTTTGCCCTCTTCACCTGATGGAGCAAGGCATGGAGCGGCAGGGCGTGATTGCGAAGCAGTTCTTTTATGCTCATCGCTGTTACCATCCGGCGATAATGTGGACGTCTCATCTCATGGCAAAACCTCTCATCTGCCTCCTCTACCTTGGCCTGGTTGAGAGGCGGGTAATCGAGCGTATTTGACGCCGCCCCCACGGACACACCGAACTCTCTCATTAAGTCTATGTTGTCTTCTTCTGCGAGCCGGTTGACGGCCTCCAGCGCATCTTTTGAAAGGCTGTAAATAGAAGGCTCGGAACTTGTCCTGGACAGCGCCTCTAGGCATTTCGTCGCGACTCTGGCCTCGGACACTGACCGGAATGTCTTGGTTCTCTGTCGCCTCACTTCCAGATACTCCCGCGTCAAAGAAGGGTTGATCTCATGCTTCGCCGAGACCTGAGGTAAGCGGTTGGCGTCTATCCCAGCATGGAAGAGAAAATCGTGTACGGAACTGCCATTGATGAGCGTATCGCGGCGGTATGGCACCACTGTCAATGTCCGCGGCGCGAGAATGGCGCGCCACATGGATAGCAGGCGCTCATACCGAAGGGTGGGGCGAAACATCTCGAAAAACTCGAGGTCGGACATCAGCGGATCGAGATTTGCTACAAATCCGGCCGTTCGAATGTTTTGCGCTATTCCAGAGGAGAGCCACGACGCATGGGGTCGCAGATAGACTATCAGGTCGACATCGCATCCCGTTAGCCAGCGCGCGGTGCGCTGGACCTTGATCTGGTATGCCGCATCGTAGTCACGCTCGTCAGAAATGTCCCAGACGCGTGGGTGCCCGCCGAAAAAGTGCTCCGCACTTAGAATCATGTGGTGAAGTGAACGCTGATGCGCTTCCTTAAAAAATGCCTCGCGGTACTTTTCTGCGGATATGTGTGGGTAGGAGACCTTGCCGGCGATTGCATCGGCGACAGCATTGTGACTCCCAAGGTCAACGGGCATGCCCCAAACCGACGCTGCGGGGTACAGAATTCCTTGGTCGGCCAGCGCTTTGCGATTGATCGTCAGAAACGACTGAATTGCCGATGTACCGGTTTTTGACTGGCCGATGTGCAGGGTGACTTTCATTCCGGGCCTTTAACGTGGTGACAATCGGGGCTTAGCAGCAAAATTACCCTCGGGGCGCCACTCTTTTTGATTGGTCTCAATTTCGGGCGGCTAAACCTCCCCAGGGGAACTGCCCAACTCTGGCCGGCGCCCGCGGGTAAACGTCAGGCGTCGCAGAATTCGCTCGGCGTAGAACTCCAGATCCCCGACGATGGTGTTCTCTTTGTGCTTGCCATAGTCGCGAACGACTGCTCGCCGCAGTGGCTTGACCAATGACGTCTCTACATAGTCTTTCCTCATCAGCATTCTCGTCGGGTGCAGCCGGTGGTGGTCGCCTTTGGGCCCGTCCCAACCGCAAAGGTAGTCCCAAGTGTTCAGGAAGGAAGCGCTGCCAGGCGTAGGGCGGAGCGCCACCACGAAAGACGCCATCGGATAGGCGTGACGCCTATTGCGGATCGTGTTTGGAACAAGACCGACATCCCAATCTCCATCGGGGAGACTGAACGAACGCATTACCACGGCATCTGCGTCAAGCCAGACGATCGGCTGGCTGTGCTTTTCCAGCATGCTGAGCAGGAATTTAGGCTTGCTGCGACACGCGGTCTCCCGGCGCTGCGCGGGTATGATCGCCAAGTCGTGTTGTAAGCCAGACGCCTCGCAACTGCGACGAAGTCGATCCAAGTAGGAAGGGTAAATATCGTCATTCGTCGCAAACGAAACGATGATCATAGGCGATCTCCGGGCTTACTGACCTTGACGGCTTTGGGTTCCAGGTGGCGACTGTCTTTGCGCACGAAAAGCACGTCCGACAGCCGGTTGTGTCGAGGATGCGAAATTACTTCTGCGGCCTCAAATCCATGTGACGCCATGAGGCCGATCAATTCCGAGAATGCATATCCACCGGAGAACCGTCGCCGCATGCTGGCCTCGGTGATCACAAACTCGCATTGCTCAAGCGTCTTCGATGCGCCCTTCAGGACTTCCATCTCGTACCCTTCGGTGTCGATTTTCAGCCCGAACGGCCCCTGATGACCAGCGGAAATCGCATCGAGGGTGGTGACGCGGACGCGGGTTGATTGTTCGCCTTGTACGCCATCGATGCGCTCCATCAGAGATGATGAGGGCCCGGACATGGAAAGGGTTGCCTCCCCCTCTGAGTCGCCAAGGGCAGTCTGATAGTATTTGTGAGCCCTGCCGTTGAGAACATCTTCCACGAGCACAAGGCTTTCGGGTAGTGGATCAATCAGCACAAGATCGCATTTGGGGAATGCCTTGTAGAGTTCTGGCGTGCCCTCGTAGACGCCAACGTCGAAGATCGTGGATACAGAAAACGAGAACTTCTGCAGGTATCTAGCAGTGTATCGTGCTTCGGTAACGGAAAATCCCGCGCGCTGAAGCTTCCGCGCGTAGAAGCGCATCGCTACGCGCCCCGCAGCGCCGAATGCATCACTGAGAAAATCGGTCAATAAAATCATCTCCCTAGGAAACGGGTAAACGTTAACGGGAGGACGGCTTCCGTTGTCAATCCCATTGGCCGCACCGCCCGCCGCAATCTCGGCATTGAGCCACGGCAGGGCGGCACACGCAACACAAGGCGGTCCATCTGGGCCGCCTCTTTCATTTCCAACATCAATGGAGGCCGATATGGCCACAACCAACGCGGCCCGATGGGCGCGCGCCAAGTTTACCAGGTCTACCAAGATAAACGCGGCGGCTTCCAAGATTGCAGCCAACCGCGCCCGGTATGAGGTGGTGGAGAAGGCCACAGGCGTGCCTTGGGATGTGATTGGCGTGATCCATTACCGAGAAAGCTCCGGCAACTTCGCAGGCGTCCTTCACAACGGCCAGAAGATCATCGGCACCGGCAAGAAAACGACGCTGGTTCCGAAGGGCCGGGGGCCATTCTCGACTTGGGAAGAGGCCGCGATTGACGCCCTCACCAACTGCCACCCGCACCTTGCCAAGAACAAGGATTGGTCTCTCGCCAATACCCTCGACAAGCTGGAGGCCTATAACGGGCTCGGCTATCGCAACAAGGGCCTGCCGTCGCCATACCTCTGGGCCGGAACCGATCAGTACGAAAAGGGCAAGTACGTCGCAGACGGCAAGTTTGACCCCAACCATGTGGACCAGCAGCTTGGGGTGGCTGCGCTTCTGATGAAGCTGCGGGAAGCAGCCAAGCCAGCAGAGACCAGCAAGCCAACCCCCACCTATCCCCCAGCCGACAGGAAGGTCCACCCAAGCGGGCCAAGGGCCCTTGGCGCAGTCCTGATCGCCGTCATCATCCTGGTCGCCGTGGCGGCCTTTTTCTTTCTCCCCATCATCCCCCGCTAAAGGAGGCGGTCATGTCTTTTCTAACCGGCATCGTCGGACAGTGGTTGCTGCGCCGCGTCATGGAACTGGGCGGCCTCGCCGCAGCAGCGCTCACTGCCTGGAATAACCTCCCGCCGCATGTACAAGAGGCAATTATCGGCCTCCTTGGTGCCAAATGGCAGGACATCACGCTTGGTACGCTGGTGGGGCTGGGAGTGGCCGCGTGGGGCTACATCTGGAGCTTCGTCAGCACCATCAAGCCCCATGTGACCGTGGACGGCGTGCAAACCCCGGTCAAAGCCCTTCCGGCCGATAAGCAGGTGGTTGTGGAGGAGAGCGCCCGCACGGCACAGGCCAAGCGCCGCACGCTCATGGACCTGTTGACCGGTCGCTAAATCAAGCGGCCCGGTGCGGTGTTAGCGCGCCTCGCCGGGCCTAACCACAACGCTTGGGGCAAGCCTCATGGCTAAGACAGACTATTCATTCCCATCGGTGAAGGGGCGGTAAATGGCAGGCTTGAAGTTCGACGGCACAATCAACCTTGGTCACGTCATCACTTTTGGCGGGCTGATCATCACAATGACGATAGGCTGGGCCACGTTCGACGGGCGACTGCGGGCCGTCGAAAAGACGCTCGAAACCGCGACCAGCACCCTAATCGAGCAGGTGAAGCAGGGCGGGGAATTGCGGGCGCTCACTCAGCGCGTGGAAAGGGTGGAGCGGATTGTCGACTCCAGACCCTAAGCACATCATCTGCCCGATACACGCCTGTCCGCCGAATTGGGACTGGACGCCGCATAGGGTGCGCGGGCGTCTTTCCATCACCTATCGCTTTCCGTGCTGCGACTATCGGCTTCAGGTCAGCGGCTTGCCGGTTCCGGGGATACATGATCCTTTGCCGGAACCTGAAACGCCGCGATTGAACTGCACTTCGGGCAAATGACCACGTTGCCGGTTTTGCGGCGGGACCGCCAACCGCACGCCCCGCACTCCACCGGCTGCATTGTTTCAGTCGGGGCCATTCTCTTCTCCTAGGCAGGTTAGGCGGGGAGGGACAGAAAAGCGCGGGCGCGAAGATATTTGTCCAGCCGCTTCTTGTCTTCAGCAGTCGGCACGCGGCCAAGCCGGAAGATGTCGCTGTTATCCTTGAGGTCGGCCAGCTTCACCTTTAGGGCCAACTCGTCGCTCTTCACTCGCTGCAGGTAGTCATCGTAATCCTCACCCTCACGCTTCGTCAGCGCGTCTACGGCAGCGGCGATGCGGTCCCCGAAGTGTCGGCGCACGATACCCACGCTGAACCCCTCGCCATCTTCTACGGTGTCGTGAAGCGCCGCGATGATACGGGTCTGTTCGCATTCCATCTCGCCCATGACGCGCATGGGGTGGAGGATGTATGGCGCGCCGCCGATGTCCTTCTGACAGGCGTGAACGCGAGCTGCCAGTTCGACAGCCTTTGCTACCAAGTCGTCACTCTGCATTCTCTTCTCCATTACCGTTAGAACGATGGGGGAAAGGCAGCCGCCCGGCATCGCGAAAAAGGTGCGGGGGCTGTTCGGAATTCGCAAGCGGACTCAATGACCCCACAATAGGGGCGGTGCGGGGCACGCACTTTGAAATCATTGATGTAATTGAGAATATGGCGATCCCGACAGGATTCGAACCTGTGACCAACAGCTTAGAAGGCTGCTGCTCTATCCAGCTGAGCTACGGGACCGAACGGCGCCTGTTTAGCGCATTTTGGGGTGAAGGCCATAGCCTAGTCCTGCA